TCATCAATTGCCATCTGAGAGATGTATTTGTATGTTTCACTATTCTCATTTAACATTTCATCTAAGACATTATCAATCCAATGATTAGGTTTGATACCATTACTCCATACAGAGTTTCTTATTGCAAATGCCAACCCGAGTTTAGTACCAAATCTTGGTTGTATGTTTTTAGCTGAGATCCACGCTAAGATTGAGGTAATCATTTCACTTTGTCCTCCTCTACCTTTCGAGACAGATCCCGCATACTTACTTCTTCTTGTCCCTTCGTTAATGAACAAACCATAATTGTTCATCGATACTTCAATCCCACTATTGATGGGTGCCGCCTTTATGGAATTACGGAGTGAAAGAGTTGCATTAACGGGACCCCCCTTTTTGGGGTTCTTCGACATGTCGAGACCCTTTTGGAATGCCCGTTGTACAATTGGTGCTAACTCTTTATAATCCATATTCTATTAAGATATTAAATTCCAAGTTGCTCCGTCGTGGAAGTATAATGCCGATCCTGATACCGCCATTTCACCACTCGATCCTGCGGGTAATGGATCTTGTTCTTGAAGTCTCATTACTGTGTTCATGTTACAACGATCAACGTTAATATTCATTTCCGCAAAACCATTGTTGAATACTTGGAAACCTTTATCGTTACTTCCTGCCCATGATGTTCCGAAATACAATGAACAGTTGTTGAATGTTTCGTCGGTATCCAAATCGATTCTCGAACCTGATTGGCCGTTAGATGTTAATGTGTTACCAAATGCAAACAACGTATCGGTCTTAATACCCATAGTCGGATAAATATTCAAAGGTGGAGTTACGAATGGTGAGTTATTGAAAACCATTTCACCACCAACATTAATGTTATTTGAATTAATGTTAGTTATACTACCATTTATTGTTACATTTTCTGTGTTTGTATTACCTACACTGATATTATTGTTACCTAAGTTTAGAACACTACTAGGGTTGTTAAATGTAGAACCGATATAGATGTTATCAGATAAGGAACTTCTACCAATGTTGATATTTCCACCCCCTACGTTCACAGTACCTGTAGAACCTGGGTTGATATTTGCCAAAATTAGACCTGTCGATGGACTTGCAGCGAAGGAAAAACCACCTGCTGAAGTTGGTGTTGATACATAAGATACAAATCCATTAGAACCAATTCCAAAATCACTACCTTCATTGTATGCTGCAGAATCCCACTGTTCGAATATCCAACCTTTGTAGTAGTCTTGCATTCCGAAGTGTGAGTACGCCATTGGACCAATACCTGAGATATATGGTGTAGGTTGGTTTTGTACCGTAAAGATGTCTGATTGACCACCCAAAGGATAGTTCTCATAGTCTTTAATTCCGTTATAGAAGTTAGGTGTTGCGTTTACATTCATCTGACCATTAACCTCCGTTGCGAAGTTTAATTGAGTCTTACCACCATTTGTTGGATAGAATGCGATATCGTTACCATCGGTTGTGATACCGAAGTAATTGCCAGGTGAAACGTAGTAATCAACGTTGTTTGTGTTGATGTTAGTTACACCACTGTTCAATTGGATATTACCAAATGCATTAATATCCGTATTGATATTGAATTGACCGTAAACTGCGGTGTTGTTGTTTAAGTTGGTTGTACCACCGTTTGAAGGGTAGAAACCAATATCACCACCATCCGTGGATATTCCAAAGTAATTACCTGCACTTAAGTACCAATCTGTATTATTTGCGAAGATGTTTGTGACACCCGCGTTTAAGTTGATGTTGTTATTAAATGCCGCACTATTTTGGAAGTTAATCGGACCTGTCACCTGAGTATCAGTTGAACGTAATGTCAATGATGTGGTTGAGGTATTACCGACGTTGATGGTATTGTTACCAATGTTGGTTGTACCATCAGGATTGTTAAATCTGTATCCAAGATAGATTGTATCAGTAGAAGGACTTGTACCACCGATACTGATTGTCTGTGCGTTTAGGGTCGCAGATGTCGTACCATTTGTATTACTGGCACCTACACTAAATATGGCACTGTTTCCTGCGGTGGTTACAGTTGAAGATGCAATACCCACAGGTGATACACGGAAATCAGCACCATAGTTATATGATAGTGAATCCCACATTTCATATACAAAATTACTGTAACTTCCATTATAACCTTCAATAGCAAGTTGGTTAAAGTTGATTGGGTTACCACTTTCTACCAAACCTTCCACTTTAATGATTGGAGTTTCAACTCCAAATAACCAAGTTTCTGTGTCTCTTAGACCACCGTTTAAAGTTGTCAATCCTTCAACACCCAATGAACCACTTAACTCTTGGTTCTGAGTGAATACGTTTACTTCGTCTCTTCTTGCGAAAGAACCAGTAGATGTTGGTGTTGCGACTTGATCACCATTACCAACCCATATATAACCTTCTTGTATGTTAGGTACATCATTTGTTCTATTAGGTCCTGTGATTAGACCTGAACCGGCTATTGCATCGGATTTCTCAACGTTACCTAACTTCTGAATAAGTGCTGAACCTGTTGGTTTAACATTGGTATAACCACCACCAACGGCAACATAAATAGAATCACCTGGTAGGAATAGTGATGTATCAACACCATTGATGAAACCAACAACGATTGACTCACCTTCTTCACCAGGATCTAAGTCTGCGTTAAGAACAACACCTGCTGGCATTCTACTTGGGTTACCTGCGTCGGCGGGGAATACACCGACTAAGTTTCCATTTGTTCCTGACCCTGTGATATAACAAGGTGTTCCTTTTGCTATTGGAGAACCACTAACGTTCTTTGCGGTATTAATCACCCTAAGTGAGGTTTCACTTGGAGGTGCATCTGCGGCGTCAATTGTAATATTATTTAAACCATTATCGGTTAATGTGATGTTTGCACCCGCAACCAATTTAACAGTATCAGTAGTTGCATCAGAACCAACTAAATTAACATCTACATCTGTACCTGATTGACTTGAATTCAAATCATAAGTTGTATTGATAACACTACCTGTATCAACGGTCAATGGGAAAGTACTACCGTCTTGTTTAGTAAGTGTGATTGTATTACCCGCAACAGAACCTGTGATAAGGTATGAACCTGTTTGAGAGGATAATCCACTTATATCGTTAACGAACTCAGAATTTATAATTTCTTGTGATGAAGTAAATGCATTTAAGGATGCTGATGTGAATTCAAGGAAATCAAGTCTAATATCTGCTGACTGTCCTTGAGTTAATGTTACATAACGCCCATCCATATCAACCACAACATCTGATTCACCCTGACTTCTTTGTAGTGCCAAATCACCTGTCAAGATGTTGAATGTCGCACCACTAACATAAATGTCACTTTGTGGTGGTACGTTTTCTGCATATGATGCCGTAACAGAATATGATGCGGATACTGAATTAACAGACTCAAGTACAGGTCCGTCAACATTTAATCCTAACACATAGGATGCACTGTCGGCTTGAACTGCGTGTGATGCAGATACCGAAGTGTCTGAACTTGTTGCGTTACCTGCAAGACTACCAGTAATGACTACCTCAGTCTGACTAACCTTAATTGGTAAGTCATTACCTAAACCATCTTGAAGTGATTGTAGGTCGGGGGTGACACCATTGTATTCGTCCGCTAATTTTATTAGTCCGTCATAGGTGTCCTTGATGTACTTGTTAGTTAAATTTCCCATTGTTGTTCTGTTATTAATTATTATATTTTATTCCAATCCTCACCGACTTCATTCCATAGTTCCGCGAGTTCAGACCAAGTTTTATGTGTAAAAGGTTCCTCTGGTAAATCACAACGATTGTAATCAAAGGGTTGGTTTATTGTTAGGTTGAGAGTCCACCCCGCCAATACGGTTTCAAACCTCTCTAAGAATGGTGATACTGGTGCCCCCCACTCTGGTTCGTAGTCCAACGTGAACGCACCTTGTGATGGAGAGTAAGATCTGTAGATGATCGTAAATAAATCTTTGGCAATTTCGAGGGTATCATTCATCACATCTCTTTGATTTGATAAATCGTCCTCAATCCTGTCCGCAACGATAATCGATAAATTGTAAGTTAATTGGTTCTGATTCAAAGTGGTATCACCCGGTATAACATAGACTCTTGTATACCTCGGTTCAACTTTTGTTTCGATGTCCACGGTCAATTGATCAATGGTACCAAAACCAAAGGAATTGACTTGAGGATGATAATAACACATCCCACTTATATCTGTAATTAATTGTTTAAAGTTCACCATTCTATTTTGAAATATAAATTTTTATAAAACGACACTTATCGATTGTATTGTGCCATCATTTCTTTATGTTGTTTTGCAATCTCCTTATCTTTGGCAATAAGGTAGACCAATTGGTTGAGAACTTCCACCAAGGTTTTCTCGTAGACTTGATCGTGTTTTGTAATATCATCTTGTGTGACTCTATTAACGATTGCGTACCATCCAAATCTCCCTTCGAAACTATCTTGTGAATTATCCTCCAATATTTCAGGGCGAACCTCATCCTCGCGAATAGGCTCATCGTCGAAGACTGTTGGGAATTCTCTAACAACTTCTTTGCGAACTTGATAAAAAAAAACTGAGCTCCCATGATAACTTTAGCGTCTAACTTCTTTTTGAACAATTCTGCCCGTTGATCGAGTGTGTCCATTGAGTACTTCTCAATATCAAAATCGTGGACCGATCGTTCCTTAACAATTGGACGATAATACATTGCCGCAAGTACGTGTAAGTAGTTGAGGATCTCCATTGGATCTTTGGAGGATAATGTGTCGATATCCACATATTCTGCAAATGACAACTTTCTCCAACTTGGAATGAAACCATACTGTACCCCATCCAACTCAAATCTATTTACAAACTTGGGATTGGGTTGTGGTAGGATTGTCATTATATATGAGGATAGGAAATTAACCTTCTCAAAGTCTGCCTCCAATAACACCTCCACAGGACAACCAGTAATTATGTTAATTAATTTTGCTGCAAAATAATCCTCAGACAGAATGTCTTTGATTTTGAAAATCTTCACATAATCCTCAATGTTAATAAATTCGGGTAGTTTATATTCAACCCCCTCGATTTCAAATTTTACTTCTTTCATATTTTATCTTAATATATTAATTGAATACCTTCCTGTACCTTTCACATTATTCTTTAATTCATACACCATTCTCATCATAAGTGCATCTGCGATGTCAGGGGATCTTCCTAATAGTTTTTTCATTTCATCCTTTGAAGTGATCTGTACCTTCGTGTCTGTATCTAATTTCTTATACTTAATGGTAAGTAATTCTTGGGTAAGTGTGTCTATTAAATCAGGATTAAGTACGTTTATTGAAATGTCCCCCGATTTGAATAGGTCATTTAACTTAATATAAGATTGTGTTTTTAGATTGATGAAGTTCTGATCGTGTAATGCCTTAGAGTTGTTAATGAAGTTTTTCCCCCGAATTTGATCGGCAACTCCACCACCGACTCCATCACTATCCACAACTATGTTGCCAGGATGTATGCCGTGGATTCTAATGAGTTCTTTTATCTCATTCGATACCTGTACTGTATCAAACTTTTTAAAGATCTTAACGTCGATTAAACAGAGTCCAACCCAAATACAAATTACCGTAGAATCTTGTCCCAATCTTGCAACGTCGACAGACATATATTTCTGATCATTAGGATTAACATCATTCCTAAAGATTGATGATGAAATCGAATCGTGATCAAATACATTATCTTCATCTTCGTTAAAGGTCCAAGATCCATCAAGTAATCTTTTTTGTTGGATTGGTGGTAATGTTCTCAAGTTATCCATATAGTCTTTGGAAACGTGAGGGTTATCTGTGATAAGAGATTGGATAAAGACCTTGTTATATTCCAATTGATCCTTCATATATGGATCATAAAAATCTGTCTTCAGGAAATTGGTACCAGGGTTACAAGTTAAGAGTACCTTAGGTTTTAAATCATATTCATTTAATTTATAACGAATCCTTGATTTTACAACAGAATAGGCGGTCCTTGTTAACTGTTGACTTTCATCTAAAAATGCTGCGGTAATCTCTAATGAACCGAGTGAATCAAATTGAGGGTCTGAAGGATTATATTGTAAATCTTTTAGTATTACTTCAGATCCATTATAAAATGTAATTACATTTGTTTGTTGATTATAGGTATAGTGTTCCCCCGATTTTAAACCCATTGTTCTTAAAACCTCTAAGAACGTTTTTAACGTAGTTAATCGTAAAGTTTGTAGAACTGTTCGTCCAATCAGATATCGTGTACCAGGATACGTTAAACTCATTGTGGCAACCCATAGAGAACCTAACCAAGTCTTACCTCCTGATACACCTCCACCAAAACATATATCGGTGGTACTTTTGTCATTAAGATATTCCCAACAAACTGTTTGTTTTTTCGTTAACCGAATATCAATAGAGTTTGATTCTTGTTCTTCTTTTATTTCTAAACGT